TCTACACGCTCACCTGTCTCTTCATCATAACGAACATTAATTATCTCTTCGCCTGTTTCTACATCAAACTTACGTTTAACAGCAACAGCTTTGTATGCCAAGAAATAACCTTTGTCTGTAATAGGATGACCATTATGTTCTAAGAAGCTGAACAGCTGTTGTCTAACACCTTTATCAGGGTTAAGCAAAGTGTTCTTCCAGAAGTTAACCAGAGCTTCTACATTCAAACCTTTGTCAATATACTCCAAAAGCTTTTTAGCAAGAAACTCAGGTATCGGATCGCTTGTACCTTTAAGATACATAGCTGAATTACCATCGAATTCAAATCTACCATCAGAATTAAATTCGATTTTCTTTGCAGGATTGCAAAGTTCTTCTATCTTTGTAATAATATCTTGTCTCTCTTCAAGAAATTTACAAGAATTGTATTGCTTTACGAGAGCAATAACCAATTCAGCATCAGGAGAATCCTTTCGGATTCTCTTGTGCTTTCCATCAATAATTACTGTAACATCACTAGGGGTTACTTTAGCTACTAAGTAGTTCATTTTCATTTTGATTTTTAGCGATTAATTTTAATTTAACTTGTTGATTGTCAGGCATTTTGTCCTTTAAAGATAAGAAATCTTCTATAGATTTCCTAGCCATAGAAGAGAAGTTTACATAGTTCAAAAGATTTAAACCTTGTGAATATTCTATCACTTCTTCTAGCTTATTTATCATCTTCATACTATACCTAACTTCGTCTGGTACATCTAGTTTCATAATCTCATCAACTATAGGTTTCATATCTTGTTCACAACGCCAACAACTGTTGGTATTGTCATTATGATACTTATTAAGAGCATTGTATAAACCATACAATGGTCCATCATACTCTTTATAGTTTTGTAAGAATCTAAAACTTTCTATATACTTACCGATTTGTTGTGCAGTAATAAATTTCTGCAGGTGTTTTGGGCTTTTCATAAACTCATGTGCTGTTATAAATCCTTCTAAATCTTTAAACTCTTTTGCTACATCTTTAGATACTTTTAGAACCTTGTAGTATTTACTAAAGTGATAGTCATAGCCTCCATACTGACTGTAGATATAATCCTTGGTGCTGCTAAGTATCTTAACAACCTTATCAAGTTCACATATATCTTTAGTCTCAGCATAGACAACAGCTTTTAGAACAGGATTTTCTGCTTGTAGTTTCTCCTGAAGATCAGAAATCTTATACTCGTTATTAGAATGTTTAATACCTACCTCATAAGCAGTAATTTTAACATAAGCATCACGAGCAAACACCATCTTGTTTATCTTACGACGAGTTTTATTATCAACTACATCGCCGTGGGCCTCATCAAGTACTGCATCTTCTACATCTTCATAAGATAATTTAAACTTAGACTGGCCAAGTAATCTAGCCACAGTATTAAATGTCATACGTTTTACATCTGCAGGACGAGAGTCACTAAGATTATTAGCCTTAGAATCTAGTTTAGCACCTATTTTAGCTCTATCTGCTTTAAATGCTATAAAAGATTGCTCTTCTCTATCATTTATAATACCATAACTTTTAAGTTTACTAAAGTTACCTTGGACATAATACATATGCTCCACTTCTTTCATAGCATAAAAGAAATCAGACCAGGTAAACAACTCTTTGTTGTATATAGTCTCACCACCTATAGCAGAAGAATTACTAGTTTTCTTACAGTGATACACAGATATACCATCAAAGATTTGATGAAAACCTCTGTTAGTGTTAGTATTACCAGGAGTAAGATCTTCATTAGGCTTGTATGATACATCATAAGCTGTTAGTTGTGCCATACTAGCTTTTACAGCTGACGGGTCACTACTCTCAAGACATGAATATCTATAACCGCCATTACCTATATTAGATATAGCAAGTAAATACTCAATGTAGTCTGTAAGATTAGAATATCTAGATGATAAATCATCTTTAAACTGTTTTCTCACATCATTAAGAGCTGTCTGAATAAGTGTAATAGTCTTAGGAGTATATCGTATTTCTTCGCGAGAAGGTACAAGATCAAGCACACCAATCTGGAACTTAAAAGCTACACTAGCATTGTAATCATACTTGTCTACACCTTTTAGTAAGTCCCAATTGATAGGATACCTAACTCTACCTACAAGAAGGCACGGGTCTGCACCATCGTTAGTAATAATATAAGAATTTGTTTCTTCTGTAACACTTTTCTTGTGATAGTAGTTACGAACTCTTCCTATGCCCTCTTCAACATTCTTCAGTACAATGTTGTCAAAGAAAGCAAGCTGGTTACTAATAGCAGAGCTAAAGTCAGAAGCATCATATCTTTGCTTAATAGGAACAATAATAGTAGTACCATTCTGTTGATCTGTAGCTGCCTGATATACTTGATCCATATGCGGAACGTTATCGTTGTTACGATAGATCATATAATATGTCTCAGTACCATTGTGTCTACTAGATACATAGAAGGTATCTGCATAAGCCAACGGTGACTTTGCACCGAGGCCGAAACCACCGATCTCATAGTTGTTATCTCTCTTAGTAGATGCGCCGAATGTAGTAAATACATCTTGCACACGCTTCTGAGATAGACCACAGCCATAATCGTGGAACATCATACACTCATCCACGCCTAGGATGGTGTTCTTCGTAATGTATTCGATACAAACCGTTTGTTTATTAGACCAGAAAGATTTATCATCTTCTGCCTCCATAGGAATCTTACCCTCTAATTTAAGATCCCGCTCACGGTTTGCATCGATACAATTGGAAGTGATCTCACGGACAATCGAACCAATAGGATCCGAGTATAAATTAATCAGGCTATCCATAATGATAGCCTGTGATCCGTCCGTGATTTTGAACTTGTGTTGTTTCTGTACGCCGATAACTTCGTCGACGTGGTGTTGTTGTTGTAGTTTCATTTATTCAAAAGGATTTTCTGGTGGAACCAAGGGGTCTGTTATTTTCATCTCTTCTGTATACATCTCTATAGATAGATCAGGAACAGAAGACAACTCGGAATCATCTGGAAGAACAGTGTTTAGCCTGTCTTCTATATCTTCACGCAAGTCTGGATGTCTATAAAGAACCTTAGCCACTTTATGATTTTCGTCTAAAATTTGATGAAATTTAAATATCAAGATTTTATAAGCTTGAGAAAATTTAGAATACTTACCTTGTTTAAAGCAATCATATTCATGCTGATATTCTTCAGGAACGTCAAAAATAAACATTACATGATACTTATCAGGATCATACTTAGCCTTAAACAAAACAGTATGTTCTAAATAATCTTCGTACTCTATAAATCTTGGATTACCTACATATCTATACAATAGAAAAATATGATTGTCGTATCCAGAATACTCATCAGCACCTATATAAGCATTGATAAGATTCTGTTTAACAACATCTAATTTTGTACTAAGCATAGGAAGTACATAGGTGTACGTTTTATTAAGCATTTGCTTCGGCACAATATCAGTCTTCCCCATCACAAATACTTATTAAAGTGCTACAGTATCTTCATAACCTTTCTTAGTACTCCAAAGATTTGTTTCTTTGTAATGTTTATACTCAGTCAATAGCTTTTCTATATCTTCTCTACCATGATCTAGCCATGCCTCAGGAAGTTGATATACTGCTACGTCGTACGAACCTTTAGTATCTACCGCCACTATGTAAGCTTCAATAGTATAGTCAGGGTGTAAGGACTTTGCAGCTTCTATATAAAAAGCTAGTTGCCTGTGATAATGATATTGTAAACAACTAAACAAAAAACCTGTAGTATGGTAATCTCTAAATAAAATACCTGTTTTAGATTTTAGTTTTTTGCATTCACCATATACCATACCGCTAGTAGTTTTAAGATCTACAACAGTTACAGTTTTATTATCATGATCTACAATTAACCTGTCTAGTTTTGCTTTACAATCTACCCCATGCTGATTAAAGAATATTTCTTTCTCTGGAGTTGCTTCACCATCAGTAGTTGAGAATAATAATTTATTAGATACTACATGGCCTCGTAATGAAGTTAAACAGCCTTCTATAATTTGTCTATCTTTTTGACTTAAGGCTATTTTCTCATCAGATTCTTTTAGAAAGTTATAATAAGCTATATTTTCTTCTTTAGTTTTAAAACTCTTAAGTATAGTCTCAGGTTTAGAATGAGATGGTTTATAGCCTGACATTTCATACGCCATTTCAGGTATCCTATCTTCAGGTGTTCCCACCTTTTCTAATTGAAAATACGCTTTAATATACTCACCCATCTTACCTCCTACAGGTGCTACATCAGCCATTATATATTTATCAGGCTCTAATGCAAAACCATGTATAAGAGAACCTAATTCCATTGCAGCACTTTTCTTTGAAGATAGCTCGTGCTGTTTACGCATCATAAATCTTCTAGGAGAAACTTGTAATTCACCTAGGTCACTGTTAGAGATTTCTTCTCTACCGTAGTAATTTTCTTCGGACATTTTGTTTGTCTAGTGTTTTAGTTAATAATTCCATATATTCATTGTATAGCTCCTGCCGTTGTGCATGAGCATGTATTTTAGCATTTGCAACTCTACGATCTCCGTCGTCAACCATATGATCCACATAAAGCTCTGGATCATCTAGTGCTCTCTCGAGATAATATCTTACAACGCTATCTCTACGATTATCTATCGCAGACATCAATAATCTAATATCCATAAAGTGTCTAAGATAGTTAAAACATTTAGTCTTAAACTCTTCTGTGTATTGAATTGTCATAATTATGATTTTAAAACGTTAATATAAACTCCTGGATTATCTTTATTGTATTCAAACTCTAAAAATATAGGAAGCATTTCTTCTGCATTATCATCAGTTATCCACCCGTATTTTACCATCTGATCTTGTATAGTCTGTGCAGGATTAATGTAATCAAACTTATGTCTGCTCTTCCTGATAAACTTAAACGAGATCCTATATGGCCTCTTGTTTTGTGAATCTTTTCCCTTTAATAATTTTTTGAATTCTTTCTTATATTCGACCCAATACTTTTTACTGTTCTTGTAGTATCTCTGAGTTTGTTTAGAAACTATAAAGTATCTTCCTGTCCATCTTCTACCGTTCTTGCTTGACGGTACGTTTCCTGGTATGAATATCCCTCTTGGCATGTGTATTCTATTAATTCTGCAGCATGTCTAAGACTTTTGTTAGCTATAAAGTCTGACAAATCCTTCGCTCCGTAGTCAAAGGTATTAAATTTTCCATTAGTAAAAAATAATGGTATAAATCCATACCTCTTTCTATGTTTGTTAGCAAAAGCTACGCCAGTGCGATCAAAGTCATATAATATGCATATTCGTGCAAATCTGTCATGTAAATCTTTGACAACATCTGCAGGAATGACACAACTTTCTGACGAGGGTGCCACTGCAGGTATATCCCATATACTCAAACACATAACATCTTTCAATGATTTAGTAACCACTAGAGTGTCTCCTTTATCAGGGAGTTGGCTAAAACCTTGTAAGTCAGACGCACTAGTGTTACTAAGCCATTTATATTTGCCATACGGTTGATATACTTTCATTTTTCCTTGACCAAAATCATACGTATATATAGGATTGTAGCGATTAGCGCTAACAATAAGCCTATCATTAACCCACACGTGTTCTGTGGGTTTAACGTGAAATCGATTAAGGATGTTACAACATATTCCATATTTAGACCAGAAATTTTTATCCTCCTGCGCATTCCAGGGGCGTGATTTAATCTTAATAGTGGTAGTAGATGGTTCTATATCTTGCAACTCTTTCATACGCTCACCTACATATTGTCTGGTAGGCGCACTAAAGTTTTTAGTAGATATTCCTAGTTGAAAGTCATTATCTACTAAGCGGTATGTATCGAACCTTTTAAGAGCATACAACTTTGTCAGAAATGTAAAACAATCGCCTGACTCACCTGTACTAAAGTCCTTGAAAAAATACTTACCACTATTGTGTTTAAAGATAGTAAAAGAAGGTGATTTATCCTTACGGAGTGGAGAGCATATAGCTCTACCATATTTAAAATCTTTACCTATATAGTAAGAGAAGATGTCTAAGCAGCTAATCCTGCTTAGAATCTCCTCATCACTAAGTTCTACTACACGGCTACCGTACATTAGAACGGCATTTCAGCACCACCTGTACTCATTACTGTTTCTGGTGTTACTGGAGCCGCATCTGGTTCAGGCTTAACAAGTTTTTTCTTGTTGTAATCCGAAATGTAGATGTTAGTCTTCTCTGCAGGTGTTTCCATACCTTCGATAAAATTAGGATACTTAGGCAGAGATACGTATTTACCTTTGTAGATAAACAACATTCTAAACTTTTTACCAGCATACTTCTGACCAAATAAGTTTATAACCTTGTGGCCATACTCTTCAAAGCTATTTACATCTGTAATCACAAACTCTGACTCAGGCATAAATTTAGTAGCAATATGTTTTACACGACGTGACACATCTGTAGCTTGCTTTTCTACATCACCATAGTCTGGATTAGCAGGAAACTCGGCATGCTTAACTGTTGCACCATTAGGCTGCTTAAACTCGAAGTCAAGTCTACCACCTTTGTCTGTGTTCATTGTTACACTTGTTAGCTCGCAGTTCTCTACGATACCTACTTCTGGCATTACACCGCCAGTACTGTTACTTTCTACGTTACTTCCGTACATTTTTCTCTCTTTTAAATTAATTATTATACTCTTCGATAGCTTTTGCTACCAACGCTAAATCGTTTGGTATTTTAACAGATCCAAACATGTCTTTTGGAGTTTTACCTGTATTAGTACCGTCATTTTGTGTAATAAACGAATACGTCATACCATTCTCACTCTTTGTGACATCTGTGTACAATACAATAGTAAACATGCCCTCGAGAGTAACCACATTGTCCATCATCTTACCGATTGTCTTTGCTTTAGTTACCTTATTACCGTGTGCGTCGAATGTAACCTCGGAGTGCATCATAAATACTACAAGCAAATCATCACGCATAGATTTAACTGCATTGATTATCGACCAAGCATTCTGAGCAATCTCAGTAAACTTTTTGAAACCAGTCTCGTTAGCTCTACGCATATACTCGTTTGCCATTGTGTATTGATAGTCATCGATGACAATCGTCTTGATCTCAGGACGTTGTTCATTGATGTAATTCAAACATTTAAGAATCTCACTAGGTACATCGCTAGAATGAAATCTACCTTGTGGGTTCTCTTTGTTGAATGTAGGATATTTAGTCTTCCATCCTTTGAATGGCAACGCCTTGCGTGCCACGTTAACAATAAATGTAGACTCAGGGTTTAAGTTTTCAATTGACGTAGATTT